TTAATTATTGTATCGTATTTAATTTCGTTTATTGCTTTTAATATTCCAGCACATCCTTCGTACTCTTCAATGTCTATGTAAAGGCTTAAAGTATCTTCTAGTTCTTCTATTGAGTAACCTTGTTCAATATCATACAAAGCCATCAAGTAGAAATCATTTATAGATCGTTTCCTTTCTTTTTCTTCTTTAGTCAAAATAAACTCTGTTGCTTGCTAGTTAATATTTTATAGCTGTTTTTATTTAGTAATATTTCGTTTTCCCTTTTACTATTAATCTTAATACATTCCCCCCATTTAGTTTGTAAATATTGTATTGATTGTTTCTCAGTTTCATTATTCCTGTAACTAACTGCCCCACCTGTATTTCCGTATCTTTTAAAATTAAATAAAAAACGGTGATACCTAATACAGCCCTTACTATTTATGTGCTGCAATGTATAATCATAATCTTCTTTTAACTGTAAATTTTTGTCATATCTAATTGGGTTTGGCTTAGTTAATGTAAATGGTGCGGTAATTAATATATTTTTTTGACTGGCTTTAGTAGCAAAAAAAGGATTTTCAGTTGGTGCTGCTCCAGCGTAATCAAAATCAGAATCAATAAAATCATTTATTAATTCATCTATTGCATTTTTAACCGTTGTATATTGTTTTGTCCTTTTCCCTGTAAAATCATTTATTGAAACGTTTATTAAGTCATCATCAATTTGTACACATATTTTATTTTTATTAAAACAAAAATCAAGAGCTGCATTTCTATTCTTAACTAAACTACCTCCTTTTATTATATTTTTTGCCCCTTTAGATTTATATTCTTTTATATCTATGTTATCATTTACAACAAAAACTATTTTTTCTGTCCCAGTTGTTTTATATATATCTTGTATATTGTTAGATCTTCTATGGCTAATGCAAGTTATTATATAATCCATTAGAATAGTTTAGTTTGTTTAGTAATCTTTTGAATGCAAATCCTATCAGCTAATTTAGTGTTAAGTAAAAAACCTTTATCAGTACCATTTTTATTACTTACAAATCCATTAAATAAATTTGGAGTATGCTTTTCGTAATACTGCTTTAAATGTTTGGTTGCAAATATATAAAAGATTTCTTTGTTTCCAATTACATACAACCAGCTTTGATCCTTGTAAATACCTGATGGATATTTTTTGTATCCATAGTCACGCTCTACACTTATAAACAGGTTGCCAGTTTCAGCAAACTTTTGATCGTTTTTAATTTCAACTCCTTGTCTGTTTTCACCTTTAAAAAATTGTTCATTTGTTGTTGTGTAATGGCTAAGGTTTATTTTTTTGTTTTCACAAAACCAATCCATAATAAATGATTCGTACTCTAAGCCTTTACTTTGTTTTTTTGTTAATTGTTCCATTGTTTATAAAGTTAAAAATCCTGTTTTTTCCTGTTTGATTTGTTCTAGTTGTTTTTTAGGTGAACTGCATTTATACATATATTCCCTGTAATACATTACGAAGCTTACACGCAACCAATTATCGCTTTGGTTTGTATTTTCTGTATTTCCGTGCCATTTGTGAACATCTACAAATAAGATATCAGTATTATGTAAATCAATAGCTACACCATACTCAGGGAGTACAAAATAGCCCCCATCATAATTCCCTTCACGGTATACTATTAAATTTCCAAACCCTTCTTTGAAATCACCTGCGTCTTTGTGTACTGCTGTTCTAAAGTTCTTATTAACCGTTACAGTTGTAAAGCTTGTATCTTCTATTATATAATTTTTATTTGTTCCTAGTGCAATAGCTTTCTGTCTATTGTAATGCTCAGGGCAAAGTTCTTTATATTTTTTATCTACAAACTGGACAAAAGGTATACCGCTTTTAAACTCATCAAAGTATTTTTTAGCGAATGCAGTTTTCCTGCAATAATGAACCATCGCATTTTTATCCATATAACCTACACTTCCAGATTCAACCTTATTACCTACTGTAATATTGCTAACTGAACCATCTTTCCTTATACGTTTATGACTGCTCCCACTAGCTGCTCCCCTGCTTTCTGTTACCTCTATGCTGTTTTTAAATGACTCGTACCCTTGTTTTAATAAATCATAAGGGATTGCCTTTTTGCGAAACCTAAACAATAGCTCTCCAGTATTATAATCATACCCATCGGCATCTGATGTTATTAATTTACTGTAATGGCTTTTGTCTAAGTATTTGCTTTTTAATTTTGCAGATTGTTTATCATCAAGTACCCTTTTTAACTTATACTGTTCCATATCTTTCTTTTAATATCTTAAGCAAAAAATCACTCAGGTTGCCCTTTTGGTTAAACTCTTTACCAAATTCTTTTTTAATTCCATTTTTGCATAATGTTTTAAATTCTTTTAGCTCAGGTTTACTAAAGTAAAGAATTGTTGTGGTAATTTCCGTATCATCTAAAGGGCTATTGTCTACCCCCCAATTATCTTCAAATAGCTTCATAATATTCCACGCATTACATATTGATCTAAATNGTGATCTTGTTCAAAAAAATATTTGTAGTTGTCGATCCCTTGATGGAATTTATTCCTGCCCCTTTCCAAAAACTGTTCGCTTGTTTCAAAAATACCTATGTCGCAGCTTCCTTTATCAATAACTAAGAAGGTAAACTTCTCAACATTAAAGAGCTGACAATATAACCAAGCTTGCAAGTCGTAACCATATTTATCTGCGCTGTAACGAAACGTATTTAAATCTGCAGATGTTTTAATGTCTATAATTTTATTGTCCTTTAGGATGTCTGCTTTGCCTCTTATGGCTATTCCTTCCATCATTTCTATTGCTGGTACTTCAAACTCTGCTTTGTTTAATAGTTCGAGTGCTGCTTCGTTTCTAAATAATGCATCTGCTAATCTTTCTGATGCGTGTTTTTCTTTTGTTAAATAAACCTCACCGTGTTCTGCTTTTGCTTCTTTGTATAACTTAGTGGCACGAGTTGAAGTATCCACAAACTTTAGTTCATCAATCTTATGTGGCTCAAGTATCATCCAGTGGAATATCTTACCAGCTATCAATGCAGGGCTTTCACTTGAAGAACCATACTTAATGACGTTGCGATATGTCTTAGGACTTTTGATTATTGTTTTGATACTGCTACTACTTAAAGCGTGCTTACCTAAGTGACCATAGTAAAAGTTATCATCGTACATCTTTTCAAGTAGAGCCTTTTGCTCCCATTGTTCACCGTTTAATAGAGTAATCATATATTAGGATTTTTTTGTTGTCTGATTAATATTTCGTTTTCGCATTTTTGTCTAAAGTAATCTAATTGGCTTTCGTCATTTGCTAACTGAGCCAACTCTCTGGTTGTGTACTGCTGATAAAAAAAGTTTTCGTATGTCATTTGTTTTGTTTTAAAAGGGAAGTTTTCCCTGTAATTTAATTAACTTAATCTACTAATGCTTGTTGCAAATATACGTTGTTCATTCCATAAAAGTTCTTTTGCTTCTTGTGCTGTAGATACATTTTCAAGAATGACAATTAATCTTGCTCTCTTTGAAGTAAAACCGTTTGGTTTAAAAGATACATCAAAAGTGTTTGTAAATGTTTTCATTTGTTTTGTTTTTAATTATACACAAACATAATAAACATTTTATTAACAAACAATTATTTTACTTTCTTTTTTTTGCCTTGTAACTTTTCTACTTGCATATGTAACATCATTACAAATTGTTGAAGGTCTTTAATATCCTTTTGCATCTTTATTAATATAGTTTCTTTCATTTGTTTAGGTGTCTTAGTTTCTCTATGTATAAAGTAGCATCCATTAACTCTTCTTGTAGATGATCCAAGAACTTATCAAATCCATCAGGACTATCAAATAAAGTTGTATCGTATTTATCGATTCCTATTTTACTTCTTAGATTAAACTTCTCTTTTACTATTGTAACTATTGGATCGCCTACTATTGGACTTGTAGTTGATGCGTTTTTAAAATAAGGGTTTTGAATTGATCTATCAAAATCTTCTTGCATCTCTTTCCATTTCTTTACGCTGTCGCTCATAATCCTAATTCCTTTTGTTTGTTTAGTATCTCTATTTGTTTTTCTAGTTCTCGTATCTTGCTTTCTGCATTTTGCGCCCTTTCTATGGCTCTAATCTTATCAGACCTGTATTCGCTTACAACTTTGTTAAACATCCTTCTATCGACCTGTAAGCGGTTAACATAAAAGAATATATCACAAGCAGCTCCACACGCTGCATCT